CAAATCCAGTCGTATCAGAACCTGCGGCGTTAGTGCCACCTCCACCACCAACAACAATAGTATATGTGCCGGGTGTAATCGTCTGGTTTACAAAATAAATTAAACCGCCCGCACCGCCACCACCGCCGCCATCGTCACCAGAATTATTGCCGCCGCCTCCACCCGCAACTAATAATAGATCAACAACCCCAGCCAAGTTAGTACCAGAGTTAGTTAGCCCATATGACCGAGCCGAAGATGCGCCAAATGTGCCGAGTAGTGGCATTGCTATTCCTTATGAAAATCTAGTGCGGGTGGCAAAAACGTTATAACCAGTAGTAGTTTTCAAAATAGCGTACGTGTAAATTTCTGTGCTGCTTGCAAATCCAGATGTAGGGGCTACGCCTTGCCAAAGCGGGGTATAAACTACACCATCAATAGTAAAACCTGCGGCGTAATAAGGGGTAAGTCCTTGTGTAAGTATGAAAGTAACCGTGGTGGCCTGCCCGGCAGTCATCACTGAACCTAACGAAATAGAAGAGTTACCTCGTACATTGAAAGTCCAGTTTGAAGTAGCGTTGCTCGTATATTGCAACACCGACTGATCCAGCAAATTAAAGTTAACCGTACCCCCCGCACCTGCTGCTTGTATGCTGGCGGTTTCATAAATAGCAGGTACGCCACTAAAACCGGAGTTAGGGCTAATTATGATTGTCATTATTACTCCTTATGTTGGACGAATAAATACGCCGTTCATGAAATTTTGTGTAGTGGAGCCAGTAGCTAAAGATGTTAGCGACCCGGTGTAAAAAATATATAACTCTACGTAATCAGTGGTGCCATTAAAATAAACTATAGAAGATACATTTGAGCTGGCAGCGCCCGATGGCGCACGATTACCATTTTTATACGCTGCGCCATTTTTATAAATAGCCGCAATTATTTCTCCATTAGACCCCCCGACAGCCACCTGCCCATTGATCTGATAATACCCAGCAACAGTTGGTGTATATCTTCCTGTTGTGGTGTCATAACACGACGCACTATCAAACTCTTCAGTGTCGGGAATAACGGCTGCCCACGCGTTCTGGTTAGCGTTTCTAGCAGCGTTTCTGTATACGCTAAATACTGGCCCCGAGCCTACCAATACCCCACCGACGGTAAGAGTCCCAGTAACAGCAGTGTTTCCAGTAATAGTAGTATTCCCGTTAACAACATTGTTTCCAGTAACAGTCAAGCCCGATGACATAGTTACGTTCTGTGACGCATTTACCGTGATGGCAGTTGTACCACCAGTCTGAATTTCTAGCACACCTGATGTATCCCCAGAGGTAAGTAAACCCCCAGCCCCACCAGCTAATGCGTTAATTATGCTTGACATAGCTAATCCTTAAATTACGACGAACCGTTGGCCCGTTGGTACTGTCAATGACGCGCCACCAGCAATTAAAAATGGGCCAACTGTCATTCCGTTTTTACCTGCGGTCAATGTGTAGTTTTGCGTAAGTGTTGTAGAGGTCTCATAAATAGTACCGCCCGCTACAGAACCCGCACCTGCGGTAGATGCAATCCATGTAGTGCCGTTAGACTGCAACAAATTACCAGCAGACCCCGGTGCAATCGAAGTTATAGCAGTGCCGGTGCTGTTACCAACCAGCACACCAATCGGAGCGGACAGGCCAGTACCACCTGAAGTGGCAGGAAGCGGATTCCCAAGGGTTAAAGAGCCGACTACATGATTCCCAGAGCTAAATAAGTCGGTACCGTCAGTCCATATCTGAGAGGTTTTACCTGCGGGTATTAGCGCCCCAGTACCTTTTGGGATTACGTTGCCATCAACTGTGCTAACGTATATGGTCACATCGTATGCCGCTAAGTTGCGCATGATGTATGTCTTTGGCACCGGAGGGATAAACACCTCATACGCGGCTGCGATGGTAGTGCCATCTACATCAAGACTTACAATCGCGCTTCGTGCTTCATCCACCGCACCGTTATTGGTGGACAGTGGATACTTAAGAACGCCGGGAGTAGCGGTGGAAGCTATTACATCCACATAACCAGTAATACCGTCCTCAAGCAATGTGCCTAGGTTCAGGTTAGTCGTAGTGCCCCACGTACCCGACTGTTCACCGTTCGGGATAAGCTCAATACGTAAACTAGGCGAGTAGGTTGAAGCTGTCATATCTGTTCCTTGTTAAGCGAGCATTGTCTCCGCATGGGTTTTAGCCTCTGCCACCCGACGCAACCAGCCCTTACCAAAGGTCGCAAACGTAGGCAGACTGCGGTAAAACGCTTCCTTTTCTGCACTGAATTTTGCCACTAATTCAGCCTGATTGGCACCTTTTAGAGCCTGCATAGTCTTGGGGCCAATAACACCGTCCGGCGTTGCGCCGATAGCTTTTTGCATGGTACGAATAGCCCGACCGGGACCAGCGTTGACCGCGAAGTCAAACATCAGATAGTCCAGCCCATCCGGCAGATCGTCAGCCTTGACCGCATCCCAGTACTTTTTACGGTACATCGGAGCCACCGTCTTGGGTGTCAGAGCGCGCATCGCCTTTTCATCGACAGGCTTACCCACCCACTCCTCCCAGACCTTTTTGGTCACGCCCAGATTGGTCATGCCGCCGGGGTCTTTGGGATGATTGACGAAGCCACCCTCGTGTTTGAGGATGGCTTTTAGGGCTTCGTCAAAGTTCTCTTTCATTTCTTGTCAGGCGTGACAACCCCAATCAAACCGGCAACAGCCAGACCGGTAGCGATAATAGCGTCAGCCATCTGGGGGGCAATCGGTACACCAGCAGCAGCCAAGAACAGAAACAGGCCACGCCAAGTGGACGGCTCTTTAGCACGGGCTAGGATAAACGTCTTCATAACACCTCCTATAATTATTCCAGCGGATACTGTGCGGTATTAATCGTAGTCCAACGAAGTGGGAACGTAGTCCCATTAATTCCACTGTTCAACAGCACAGTGCCTGACACTCCAGTAATTGATACGTCCGTTGCTGGAGTAGCAGTAACCGAATTCAATAAGGCGTTAGCTTGCAGCCCAGATACCGTAGAAGTAGGCTCAAATATTAAATAGCCCGAAAACGGGGCACCTGAAAACGGAGCAAGACCTAACATACAGACCTCTATTGAATTAGGGCGGCTTTCGCCGCCCCGTTCACTTCATTAGTAAGCGATTGCGTTACCAGTAGTTGCGGCAAGCTCCATCCACTCGACGTTAACGGTCAAGTTAATCACACCAGCAGCGCCCATAAGCTGCACGTTGTTGATAATGAAGCCTTCGTTAGCAGCAAAAATAATTGGGTAATCGCCCGGCTGATGTTGGAAGATTGGGTTGTTCAACATAGTGGTAGCAACCGCAGTTGACGAACCCTGAGTAAATGCAATAGCTTGAGTATCAAGCGTACGAGTACCAGCAGTGTTTGCACCCGTGTTAGCGATCATAATCTGACCGCCACCAGCAAATGCCGAAGTTGGCATTACAGTACGGAACTTACCGGTGTTAGTTTGGGTAAACGCAGCAGCAGTACCACCAGTATCCGAAGCTGTCCATTGACGAGCGATCTGCAAGGAATATTGCAAAGACTGCGCAGTAGTAAACGCGGTTGTAGTTGAAAAGCCGATTTCAATACGACGAACCATGCAAAGCTGGGTCGTAGTAGCTGGTGCCCAGCGGAACGAGAACACCGTACCACCAGCAGCCACACCGGTCAGCGCACCGGATGTAAGGCCCATACCATAAGCGCCAAGAATTTCTGGTGGGCGCTCAGAAATACGCGCTGCCAGCATAGTTGGATCAACAGTCAAAAGAGTAGTGCTTGCTGCACCGGATTGGATAATAGCCATGTTAAAAGCTCCTAAGAATTAGCCGAGAGTGTATGCAAAAGTGCGGCCCCCAGCTATATAACCGGGGCTTGCGTCAACGTAAACAGTAATAGTTCCGTTCGTTAAGCATTGAGCAGAAACTTTAATACCGTCCATTTCTAGTTCATCGCCACCTGCTGATAGTAGCCCAACGGGTATTGAAAAACCAGAACCTGTACCACCTAGGTTTGCTGCTGATGCTGACAGCACATCACCATAGGCATAGCCCGTACCGGGGCTTGTCGTGGACAAAGTTACTGAAGTAACCGCGCCGACCGATACAGTAATTGAAGATGCCACTGCTCCCGTACCCGTGCCGCCTGTCAAGGGTACGTTTGTATAAGTGCCGTTTGTGTAACTTGAACCGCCTGTAATAGCGCCCAAAGCCACAATCGTATTAGTTGTTTTAGCGTTTGGCACCATCGATATATGGCTGGCAGTGGTAGCAAGCGCGTCAGTAAATGAATACATAAACGACTGAATTGGTGTAGTACCCAGATTAAGTGTCGTTGCGTACTGCGCCGCAGCCGTTGTTTGAACAGAGCCGTTCGGGAACTTGAAGCCGCCTGTAGTGGACTCAATTATTCCCGCAGCACGAATTTTTGATGTGCCCGCGCCGTCCGACGTTGTGCCAACCAATAGATTGTTTGTGGTTGGAGAAAATTGAGCTACTTCGTTTGCAGCAAGGGTGCCGCCTTGGAAGAACTTAATTGACTTCGCCGCTGCCGCTACGCCAATTGCAAGGTTGGTACTCTGTGAGTACATGTAGCCGTCGTTAGCCCCGGTAATCGTAAACGTACCGAGGTTGTAGGTTGAACTGTTAATACCAAAGTCAACGAAATTAGTCGTGTCGTTACCGTTGTCTGCTGTCAAAACCAAATCAGTTGACGCGTTGTTGCCAGCGTTTAAGTTTTGGTAATTGATTTGAGAATAACTGTTTACATTCCCAAAAAACGACGCAACCGAATTCGGCAACGGCGTCCCCGTACCACCGTTATTAACATTAAACGGGCTGTTAGTTGCAGAAGTGACGGTGGTCACGCCGGTAAATCCAGCAGTACTATTAAACGTCGCTGCGCCTGTAATGGTTACAGAGCCATCAGGAGCGTAGTTAACCGAACGTGACGAGGGGTATGTGCCAAATACAGTTTTGGTGCCAGCAGTAAATACAACTGCGTTGTTTGAGTTAGAAGACTTGTAAACAGTTGTACGGGTAAGAATAGTCCCACCAGCATCAAGAGTGCCAAGACCTACTTCCCATTCCGCAGCTACGTTAGGGTTGACGATACAGTAATAGGTTGTATTGCTGCCGCCAATACCCGCCGAGAAACTTTGGAAGCCTGTAGAAGCACCTAGCAGCGTAGCCGGTCCTGTCCCCGTAACTGCCGAGGTTTCAAGTACGCGGTCATTAATCACAAATGCCATGATTGCCCCCTATTAAGCGATACGGATAACAGCGTTAGTTGCATCCGCAACTGGGAACGAAACGGTAAACGTACCAGCTACAACAGTTTTATCTGAACCAAAGTCAAAGACAGCCACCGCTTTATTGGACTGGCTGCTGTTGTATATCAACGCGCCACGGCAAGTAAATGACGCCGAAGTCCATGTTGTATTGCTAAACGAAATAAATGCAGTAGTGCCGCCTGATGTCGGCGACTGCGAGACGACCAGCGTATTGCCCCCAGCCGTGTACCCGGTACCACTAATTTCGTTAGTTGCGCTATAAGCTGTAGTGGTTGGGCCAAGCGTAGCGGACGAGGTGTAGAGCGCCATCTTAAATGTGTCGCCGGTGCCCGCCGTAAAATCCATAGTGCCGCTAAGGAGGTCAACCTTAAAGCTTGTGCAGAGTGATTGTGTAATTGCCATTTAGAACTCCTAATTAAATTACGCCGTTGGCACCCGTGGTTGTCCAGAACGGTACGAGTCTTGACGTTCTTTGCCGTCAGTCAATTGCTTGTACAACATTAACGCTTCGTCATACCGCGATTTGTAGAACGTGACCAAATCTTGTTCGCCCTTCATGAACATGATGGCTTCCATCAACGCGCCGTACAACAATACTGTGTCGAAATTATTGCCAAGCCATGACGTACCAGCAGTAACAATCGACTCTGGATAACGGAAGTAATGTAGTTCAACCCGATAGTTTTCGTCAGGTGTAGGTGCAACAATCATTGTGTAATTTGTGTTTGGCAGCGGGACATTAGGCCCAACATTAGGGCCAAACAACGCGTAATACAGCGGCACATCCTCGTAAGTCGGATCAGGGTATGACTGCCGAATAAAGCTGACATCCTTGTTGAGCAAGAACTCCTGCGGGCTATCTTCCCCCGCTGCCGTGTCAGTCAGCACTGCCAACGAATACACCGCCAGAAAATCTGGCGGCAGGTTCAAATATTTATTGCCCTGACTCAAGTCGCCGTAAACATTGTGCTTCAGGATAGGCGGACTGCCAGAGTTATAAATACGCTGCTCTGCTTGTCTGATGAATGTGTTGACCTGCTCATTACTAGGCACCACAACAGCGCCACCATTCGACGCCGTAAAGGACGACGCTGCGAAATCGTTTTCGCAGTACGACTTGATAGTATTGAACAGTTCCGTGTAATTCATAATTAACCCATCGGGCCGCGAGCCATCGTGCCTTTAGTTGCCGCGCCAGTACCACGAATCTTGATACCAGTTGTCTTTGGCTCTTTGTAGTTACCTTTGCTAATTACACCACCAGCAATGTTCATCTCGTTCATGCACTCTTTACCAGAATAAGGCTTGAGCACCGAGGCTGTAACTTTTTTACCGTCCATAGTATGTGGCTCCGCGTAAACAGCAGCTTGGCCTACTTCCTTGCCACCCTGCTTTTGTGAGTATTTAGCCATTATCGGCCCCGACCGCCGCCGCGCTGATTCATGGCGCGAGCCATGTTGCGGCCCATTTTCTTCATCGCCATGCCAGTCACGCCGCCTTTAGCCATGCCCTTGTGCATCCGCTTCTCGTGCGCCTTGACTTCCGCCTTGGCTACTTTCTTCATGCTGTCCATAATTGCTCCTACGTAATTACCACCGTTAAACTGCCTACTTGACCAACGCCAATTAAATCATTTGGGGTTAGCCCAGTGTCATTGGCTCTTGAACCCCCTATCGGTGCCCAACCCCACTGATATACTCGACTACCGCCTGACGGATCACCAAAGTCTGTATTTAACGTCAATTGTAAGCCTGTATATCCCGCTTGACGATAGCTAGTATCCGGTCTTGGTTCCCGTACTGCCTGTGGATCATCCACCGGGTACATACCTAACTGCAACTGCGGCTGATCGGGTTCCCAGCAGGTAGGGCACACCTTAATCGTAACCTGCTTGGTCTTGATCGTCAGCTTCTTTAGCTCTTTCAACTTGTACCTAAACCCGCAGCGGTCACATTCCGCAATCGAGTTTTTTGCACTAGAAAACCTGTTAGCCATTAGAAGAACATTTCACGTGGAACAAGCCGGTCAGCCGCCTTCTCGCGGTCTTCGCCAGCAGCCAAATCCCATGCCTCGTCGTACATCATCTTCAACCCTTGCGTCCTGACCGGATCGGCATTTGGCAGCTTAATCGACAACATATATGCCAGCCCTGCCACCAAGCAGTTCTGAAACCGGAACGGGATGTCTGGGACGTTTACACCATTACCCGCGTCGTAAATACGCTTCAAGCGCCAGTAGTAAAAGACATAGTACGGCTGTAAGGCAGTGCCTTGATCCGGGGCGGGCCACACATTGATCTGTGGGTAAGCTGGTGTTGCGCCCAGCAGGTCGGTAGTTTGCCCTGACTGCCTATTAATCCACACCTGAATCGGGCGACCCTGCGCCAACTTGTTCGGGATAGTCGAATAGGTCGAGACCGAAATACGGGTGATGTTCAAATCAGTCTGGTTAGGACCCTGTCCGGAATCAGTGCGAATAACATGTTCCAGAAGATCAACGGTATCATTAGGTAGATCATAGGTCACCTGCCCTTGCACCAAGTTGATTGAACCTTGCTCAATCGTCCACAGATTCACACCACGGTTAGCCCACTCCCCCAGCAGGAAATTCAGGCTGCGCCGTGCTGTACGGAAGTCATAGCCCGTACGCATTTCTTGCCCGCAACGCTCAAACGCCTCTTCAAATATTTCATTGAGAGTTGGGTTAAACGTCGATACTGAGGTTGTAACTGCCATTTAAGCCCTCGTTTTTCCACGAATCGCTATGCCATCTGCACGAGCGGAGGCTGACTTAACCGCGCCACCTGCCTTCTTACCCGCTGCCTGTCTTCTGGCTGCTGCACGGGCTTTAGCCTCCGCAGCAAAATTTTCCAAGTCTTCAAAGCCGGGCGTTGGGGCGTTCTGAAAGTCGTTAATCGCTTTGTCCGCAGCAGCCTGACGCCGTCTGTATTCTTCTTGCGAAACTTCTTCATTGTTATGCAGGTATTTACCCCCCACAACACGGAAGTCGTTTACTCTTGGGTGTAAAGGTGTATCAGCCATTTAAGCCCTCGTTTTTCCACGAATCGCTATACCATCTGCACGAGCGGAGGCTGACTTAACCTTGCCACCTTTTTTCATGCCACGAGTTTCGCGTTGGAGTTCAGAAGCATACTCACCCGCTTTATCATCCGGCATCGAAAACATGTACTTACTTTTACCACCCTTTGTTCGATTTATATGACTGATTCCGGTTGGTGTTTCGTACTTGCCTTGGGCGCCCTCTTCCACTTCGTGTATTCTCTCAGCACTAAACGTTGCCTTACGGGGTTTATTCTTTTCAGTCACTCCACCTTTGTCGTACTTCTTAACTTTACCGCCCTTTTTCATGCCCGGTACTGGTAATCCGTCTTTACCACCAAATAATGGCTTATCAAACCCTTTGTAGTAGTTATGAGTAGCCATGTCTGCACGATCTTTTCCCGGAGTCGGGCGAACTCCACGAGTTTCACGGCGCATTTCATTTGCTGACGCACGTGCTTCCTGATCCGCTAGTTTTGTATCAAGTTCTCGCTGCATCCTAGATTGACGCATAGCATCTGCCATGAAACCCAATCTTTGTTTCATTTCATTAGCGGATATACCCTTGGGAGGGCCTTCTTCCAGCATTTTCTGAGCACGTTCAAGATTACGTTGCTGTCTAGTACGCGTTTCTTTGTCAGGCAAACGACCAGAGCGCAAAGCCCGCTCTTCTGGTTCGTAGGTGGAATCGTATTTGTTAGCCATTATCTATACCCCGCCGTTTTCTTTGCAATGCTCTTAGGCTGCGCTACGAACTGCTTCCCTTTTGCTTTCCCTGCCCGCTTGGCCTTGGTCGTTGCCGCATACTCGGCAGGACTCAACGCTTTAATCGCCTTCTCCGGCAGGTACCGCTCGCCGGTTTTACTGGAGGGCTTACCGGATTTAGTCCGCCATTTCTGGTCGCCCCAGTTTTTTAGCGATTGCTGTGGCGCTTTCAATCTCGGTACCCTCCACCTGCGGCTTTATACTTCTTAGCCACAAGCTGTGCCTTGCGGGCTGACCACTGACCTGCGCCCGTGCCATGAGTTGCTGCGGCTTTTACCTGCGCCACGATCCGTTTACGCAGACCGGGCTTAGTGTAGTTACCAGCAGCATTAACCTTCCCACCTTCTTTGTACTGCGTAAAGTCGGTATCATCCCGGCGCTTTTTCTTCTTTGCGCCGGGCATCTTGGAAGGATTAATTGCACCCATACCACGCGAGGCCATCATCAGATCATCCTGCCTTTCGTCTTACCACGTTGAGCACAACCATCTGCACGAGAAGAAGCTGAAGACACTTTACCGCCTTTTTTGTACTGCTTATTTTCAATCTTATCGATTTCTTGTTTAAACTTAGACCCTGAGACATCCACATCTGAAAATGGATTAGCCCGTTTTCTCTCAGGTAACGCAGCGGAATCTTTATCTGCTTTCTTTTTAAAAGCAGCCAGACCGCCAGTTAAGGCCATAAGGGCTAAAAGGTCTTCGTTTCTCATCACAAGCCCCGGTTAGCAGTACCCACCCTTTTTCATACCTTTAGCACCAGCCATCTTTGGCATCATGCCCTTGGTTTTGCCTTTAACAGCAACACCGTCACGGCTAGGGGCAGCAGTCTTAACCGCGCCCATCTTGGATGGAGCAACCATGCCGCCTTTGGCGTACTTAGCCATGCCGCCTTTTTTCATGCCAGCTTCTTTCATCTCATGCTTGACCATTGACTTAGGAGCGCCCTTTTTCTTCATGAACGCAACTTCCTTCGCCATCATCTTCTTTGACTCAGCCATACCGCCTCCAGATTTTTTAGTGAACTCTTGCCCCACGGTAACAGGGACGCCGACCTTCTTTGCAAACTTTGGGTTGTTTGCGACTGCTTGCATGAATCTTTCCTGCTTGGCAGATTTAGCTGGCATTAGACCATCCTGCCTTTCGTCTTACCGCGCTGAGCAATGCCATCACCACGAGATGAAGCCATACCACCTTTCTTAAGACCCCCTTGATCTTTCAAGCGGTTCTTGTCGTACTTGTCATAGGCTTCACGTTCTTTGCGATTACGCGTATCTTGTTCTTGATTTCTGCGCTCGTTTTGAAGCCATTCAGGAATAGGCGGGCCTGATCTTTTAGGCGCTGGGGGTCTAGGCGACGGAGCAGGGGCGGTATTGCCACCGCCAGCCATCTTTTTAACTGCGCCACCCTTCTTGTAATACCGTCCGCCTTCGTTCTCAAAAGCGGCTTCTTCAGGACTGATATTACGCACAGGTGATCTGCTGGAACGATCTTCTCTACCCTTGGACATCTCGCGGTCTTTGCGATCCCGCTCAGACTTACGCATACCACCCAGAAGCGCAGCAGTGCCAAGAGCCACACCGGTGCCAGCAAGAGCAGCGCCAGTGCCGCGAGAGCGTTTATCTTCTTTCTCTTCCTTGGGCGCGGACTTCTGGCGTTTACCGGCTTCAATCGTAGGGTCTTCTTTAACCTTACCCTGCTTTGGCTCGTCTTCGCCTTTTAGCTTGGTGCCGTATTGTTTGCCGTTCCACTCAAAAGTTTTAGGCCCACCTTTAAGCGCATCTTTACGAGCATCAGCGAACGCTTCGCTGAAAGTCATACCGGTATCTGGGTCTTTTACTTTAGCCATGATTAATAAATCCTTCCTCTGGTTTTACCGCGCATAGCTATACCGTCACCGCGAGATGAAGCGGAACTCATGGAAGGCTTAGACTGTTTGACAGAACCCATACTAGATGCCTTCACGGAGCCACCAGCAGCGTACTTCTTAACCATGCCGCCCTTCTTGATGCCACGACCCGCTGCGGCTTCTTTCTCAAATTTTTCTTTTTGACGGCGTCTTTCCACTTCTAACGCACGTTCCCGCATCTTTTCTTTGTCAGACCGAACGGTGCTCCTACTAGCGTTATCAATCGTTCCCTGTATAGGATTCTCCGAACGGCCTTTTTGTGTCGAACCTTTTGCATTTGGATCGCCCGCAGTACTAAAGCCCCGACTTCTTCTATTTGATTTCTTATCTGCTTTTTTATCTGTCTGCGCAAAAGGGTCACCACGCTCGTTATAGATAACGCCGGAGCTATCTACATAAGCGTTCTTACCGGGCAACACACCAGTAGAAGGGGCGCGTTGGGTTTTATACTTTCCCTTGTTAGGGTCGTTTACGCCTCTAAAAATTTGATTAATTTCTGCGGCATGTTCAGCATTATTTGTAGTGTTACTTGAAGTGTTACTTGAAGTGGTGCTTGAATTGGTGCTTGAAGACGTTTTACTAGGTACTACTGGCTTGGCCTGATTAACGTACTCCTTAAGCCCAGCGCCGCTTGTACCATACTTTGCCTCATATGGGTACTTACCTAAGGGTTTGAGCACATTAGCGTCAACTTTATCTTCAGCCGCCCCCTCGTTGTCGTCTTTTTTATCGCTTTTTTTATCGTCTTTTTTATTTTCTACAGCAGCCTTAGCAGCTTCCTTGGCTTTGTTGGCTCTGTTCCCGTAATCTTTACCTGCTTCAACGCCCGTATTAGTGTCTTTACCTTGAGCGTCTTTAGTAAAGTGTTTGTAGGCAGCATAACCCAAAAGGCCAGCGCCAAGACCGGTAAGGATGTCGCCACCACGGCTGAATTTCTTGACTTTCTTCTTCATGATTTATCCCTTTTGCCCAATAAGTTGGTCAATCTTTGCTTCAAGGCGGTTAAAGCGTTGATCAATGTGGTCAGTAATACGCTCAACTTCAGCATTAGTGACGTTGTCACGTGCGATTTCCTCACGAGTCCGGTTTAACAGAATCGTAATCCGCGCGAGTTCAGTGAACTTTTCGTGCGCTATGTAAGCAAAAAGACCGGTAAATAGAGTTAAACCGCCGGTCCAAACGTAGCTCATTTCCATTTCGGTTAGCACTTCCAAGCTCTTAAAGATTTATTGATCCGACTATTCGGGTCGTTTGCCGTTTTAGCCGACGTTAACTTCTTTTTCATTCCAGACATCCGGGCACAGAACGACTTCTTCCTAGCCCCGCCTTCTGGCTGTGGTGCTTTTAGGCCGGGCTTGCCCGGATTCGCTGCGTTGTAGGAGGCTCGCCCTTTGGCGTTTAGACCACCCTTGGGATTTTTGCCCTCTTTCCTCTGCCATGCCGGAGTCTTAGCCATAGAACACCGTTGTATGAAAACTAGCGGGTAGAAATACACGGATACCATTGAAGGCCAAAATGCCCTCGCCCGGAATAATTATGTTGTACGCCAACGGGTCAGAAGAGTCGGCTTGTAGCAACACATCATTCCAAACAGTTACGGCTCCGCTAGTAGCACCGCTGTTAGCCACCGTAACAGTGAACGTGTTTGCATCAGCAACGGTTTGTACTTGGTAGGGATTATCCGTCAGACTCCAATCCAAATACGCCCAGTCACCCACAGACAGCCCGTGGTTCGTCGCAGTTACTGTCGCCGTAGTCGTAGAGCGTGCAAAAGTACCAGTGATACTTGTGTCGTCTACAAACACTGCGTAGCCAGTAGCGCCGGTAAACGGGAACATAACCGCGCCTTTAATACGCGTACGTCCCGCAACCATTAAGCCACTAACAGAGGCGTGTTGTGATTTAACGTCATATTGCATAGCCATACGGCCTCCTCAATTAGACGTTCTGCTGGCCTACCAGCGGATCGGTGACGTAGTACAGGATTGTGCCGGTGATCGAGCCGCCGGTGGGGCCGTCGCCGGTAGTTGCACCGCCTGTGAGCGTAACCATCTGAGTTGTTGACATAGCAACACCCATATCGTCGCCCGCTGTAGCGGAAGCCCAGTTGAATACTTGCTTACCTGCGTCAGCGTCAGCGGCGCTCAACAGACCATTTGCGTCAAGAGCGGTGGGGTCGGTATAGCCGATCCAGCCCATATCAAATGTAGGAGTGGTACCGCCAGTACCGGCAGCGTTAGCTTGAATTTCGACAATAACTGCGCCAGCAGGAAGCACGACAGGAACGGTGCTGCCGGAGGCGATTTTTACAGTTGTGGTGTCAGCGGCAGTTGGGTCGATGTAGAACTTAGCAGCCATCAGGCCAGTGCCACAATAAGCGGTGCGAGTATTGTCGCCGCCGCCCGAACGCCAGATGCTTTGGGTAGTAGAGAGAGCCATGTTTTTCCTCATGCGGTTAGGTATGTCGATCTGCATGAAGTCAGCCGGGACTGTTCGACATACCGGGTACACCCGGTTTTACTACTTTATACCATACAAAAAAGGGGGGCGAAAGCCCCCCTTTTTCTTAGCCCTGCGAGCCGTACATGCCCAGCGGGTCAGACCAGCCGAACGAGTAACGCTCACGAGCCTTGTAGCGAACGTTGCCGGTGTCAAAGTCACCGTCCATTGAGTTCGCCAGCGGGCTACGAACAAAGTGCTTCATGCCGTTTGGAACATCAGTGGTCAGGAACCATGCGTTTGTGTCGGTCAGGAAGTGGTTGATCGTATAGCCTTCTGGGATCGAACCGTTGTTCTTCAGAGCGTTAACGTCGTTGTCATTGGTACCGACACGGAGTTCGGTTTCCAGCAGACGAGTCGCAACGAACTGGAGAGCAGGAGGAACGATCAGCTTACGGGGCTTAGCAGCAATCAACAGACCACGTTCGTCAGTCCACGCAGCGATCTGAATCACAGCGTTTTCCAGCGAAGTTTCGTTCAGGTCAGCAGGAGTGGCTGGCTCGTTAGAGTTGGTGCCACCACCGACCAGAGGATGGTCAGTTGCAAACAGGGCTTTGCCGTCGCCACCGGGGTAGGACGAAGAGAAGCCGTTGTTCAGAACGTTTGCTGCTTTGACTTGCTTGGTGTAAGCCATAGCACGAGCCAGAGCTTTGGTATAACGAGCCGAGAGGCTGTCATACAGGTTGTCTTCGATGGCCTCTTCGGTCAGCGAGAAACCCAGAGCAATGGTTTCGTGGTTGTAGCGGGCGGTCCAAGCT